CATGCCAAGCACGGCTATATGTGGCACCACCCGTGCCATGAATATCCAATTCCTGATGGACGGATCGCGGAAGTTTGGGCGCAGACGGACATGCTATTGGCGGTCCATATGCCGGACCCGACCAAGAGCCGAGGCCAATACATGGACCTCCTTGAGCTATCGGTAAAAGAAGACCCAGACTGTCCTCGGAATGCGTTTTATTATGCCCGTGAACTAAGTTTTCACTCACGTTGGCAGGAAGCCATCGATGCTTGCCGTAACTACCTTAATCTTCCACGCGCCACATGGCACAACGAGCGTTGTTATGCTTATCGTGTCATGGGCCGCTGTTATTCAGAAATAGGTCAATTTGGCGAGGCCGAAAAAGCTTTCCAAATGGCGGCATCGGAGGCCCCCAACACCCGCGAACCGTGGTGCGAGCTATCTATGCTGATGTATCGCCAACATCGTTGGGAAGAGTGCTTCGCATATGCCATGAGGGCGCTTAGGATCACTGACAGGGCTATGCTTTACACTTGCGATCCGGCAGTCTGGGGTGCGCAGCCACATGATCTAGCTGCCATAGGGGCGTGGCATTTGGGCCTCAAAGACATAGCTTTAGAGCAAGCAAAGACCGCTTTTGCATTGGAGCCCACTGACATTCGTCTTGAAAATAATGTAAAGTGGATGTCTGGCGAGATGTCTTCAGAGGAAACGGTTTGATGGACACCCAAACAATAATTAACTTAGCTGGGGGCGCTATCTTGGCCGCTCTGGGTTGGTTTGCACGACAGGTTTGGGACGCCGTTAGCGAACTTAGGAAAGAAATTCATCAAATTGAAGTAAATCTTCCAAGTAATTATGTTCGCCGCGATGAATTTACCGATTTTGCTAGAGAAATTAGAGATATATCAAAACAGATATTTGATCGAATCAGCAGTATTGAACAGCGAAAAGCCGACCGCTGATGGACCCTTTGACTTTAAAGGTTGTTTTGATTGCTTGGATGCTGGACATTCAATCAGCTAAAGTCATGTATTTTATGCCTATTACAGTTATGGATACTGATGAACTTTGCCAAAAGGCACTGGCAGACCTAAAAGAGACACACAAACGAGGTTATGCATACAATCTTGTCGTTCGGGGAGCCTGTATTCCCGCAAATGTAGGGGGTTAAAATGGATTTGCTGAAGGCTGTTGGCCCCCTATTGGGGCAAGTTGCACCAACCTTGGCGACCGCTATGGGTGGTCCTTTGGCGGGGTTGGCTGTCAAAACCTTGTCAAATGTTCTGCTTGGGCATGAAGAAGGCGATCAGGAGGCTGTAGCTACAGCTCTTCAGAGTGCCACGCCGCAGCAGTTGGCAGATGTTAAAAAGATTGACGCTGATTTTAAGGTTCGGATGAAAGAGCTTGAGATTGATCTTGAGCGGATTTCATCTGGCGACCGCGACAGTGCCAGAAAGCGCGAAATGGAGATCAAGGACCACATGCCAAAGATTTTGGCGGTAGGGATCACCGTTGGCTTCTTCGGTTGCTTGTTCTGGATGTTTGTTTACGGCGTCCCCAAGAACGGCAACGAGGCGCTTCTGCTGATGCTCGGCGCATTGCAGACCGCTTTCACAGGTGTGATCGCCTACTATTTCGGCTCATCTTCTGGTTCAAAGGCCAAGACGGACCTCATGGCAACAAAGGAAAAGTAAGATGGCAGCCGAAAACTGGGAAAAATCCTTCCAAATGGTGCTTAAGCACGAAGGAGGGTATGTGAATAATAAGCTTGACCCCGGCGGCATGACCAATCTTGGCGTGACAAAGAAGGTTTGGGAAGAGTTTGTCGGGAGAGAAGTTGACGAACGTGAGATGCGTGCGTTAACCCCCGATGTCGTTAAACCGTTGTATAAAAAGAACTATTGGGACAAAATCAAGGGCGACCAACTTCCATCAGGAGTAGATTATGCTGCGTACGATTTGGCGGTCAATTCTGGAACGGGTCGTGCCGCTAAATACCTTCAGCAAATTGCTGGGGTTCATGCCGATGGTGTAATTGGCCCCAAGTCGATGGAAGCCATTTTGGCTTGCGACCCAGAGCAGACGGTTGATGCCATCTGCGATATGCGTCTCGACTTCCTTCAAAGACTGCCAACTTGGAACACTTTTGGCAAAGGCTGGGGTCGCCGTGTGGAAGAAGTCAAAGCTATCGGCCTTCAGATGGCAAAATCTGAGTGATCGTGGTATAACAGCGGGATAGCGGAGTTTCCCCATGACCACAGGTTTGTCATATGATGGCACGGTAGCTGGTACCACCAGTTACATCAGTCAGATTGCCACGATGGCAGTGGTGGAGTCTACGGACCCGGCATTCCAGATTATCCTGCCCCAGATGATCACCTATGCGGAAAACCGCATGTACCGTGATCTAGACTTCCTGTTTACGTCTATTGCTTCAACGGCATACAGCACGACAGTGGGCAGCCGTCAGGTTTCCGTCCCAACAGGGACTTTTGTTGTGCCAGAGCAGATCAATATCATTACCCCGGCTGGGACTACTAATCCTGATCTTGGAACCCGTGTTCCACTTTTGCCAACAACAAAGGAGTTTCTGGATGCCTGTTACGGGTCAGGTATTACGGCTAATCGCGGTCTACCTCAGTATTGGGTTCCTTTTGATGATTATACATTTCTCTTAGGGCCATACCCTGACGCGGTTTACACATGCGAGATTGTTGGCACATATCGTCCAGCCAGCTTGTCGGTGTCCAACAAGACCACATTCATCAGCCTGTATCTGCCAGACCTCTTCATCATGGCATCGATGATTTACGTCAGTGCCTATCAGCGTAACTTTGGTCGCGCCAATGATGACCCGCAGATGGCTATAACTTATGAAAGCCAGTATCAGACGCTTCTTAAGAACGCCGATCTGGAAGAAAACCGTAAGAAGTTTGAAGCTGCGGCTTGGTCGTCGCAGGAACCGTCTATCAGCGCCACTCCAACGCGGTGATAGCAGATGCCTCATGCCTCATTTAAGCTTCTTCCCGGCGTTGATCAAAACAAGACTCCCGCTCTTAACGAAGCAGCTATTTCCTATAGCCAGCTTATCCGGTTTATCCCTGACCGGACGTTGGGTGGGCTTGTTCAAAAGCTCGGCGGTTGGACCAAGTATTTTGGCAGCACGATCAACTCTATTGTCCGGTGCTTGTGGGCATGGGAAGACACCAATTCTAACTCCTATCTTGGTGTCGGCGCTGAAGGCGTAGCGGCTGGCGGCGGGGGCGCATTGAGCGTTATTGTTTCGGGTGGCCTGAGCGATATTACGCCTCAAAAGACAAGTGTAAGTCGCGCGGTCAGTATTAGCACAACATCTGGTAGCAGTCAGGTCACTGTCACAGACACTGGTCGCAACATCAATAATTATGACGTTGTAGACATCCAGACGCAGATCAGTGTTGGTGGTTTGGTCTTGTTTGGGCAGTATCAGTGCTATGCGGTTCCAGCCGCCAATACTTACTATATCTATGCTACAGATGTACTTGGTAATCCTGCATTAGCAACATCTACCGTTGTAACGGGAGGTGCAGTGGCACAATATGCTACTACCAATCTTAGTGATTTTGTTTCTGTCACACTTAATAATCACGGTTATGTTGCTGGCGACACTTATCCGGCATTGATTGCTACAACTGTTGGTGGCGTGACGATTTATGGCAACTATTCAGTTGTTAGCGTTACATCAGCAAATGTGTTTGTGATCTCTGCAAGCAGCAGCGCCACATCAAGCACGACTGGTTTTCAAAATAGCGGAAATGCCCGTTATGTCTATTATCGCGGCATTGGTCCGACGCCCCCCGCTGCGGGTTATGGCAGAGGCCCATATGGCATTGGTGGGTATGGCACGGGAATTTCAGCTACTGGTACATTAGGAACGCCAATTAACGCGATTGATTGGACGCTAGACAATTGGGGCGAAATTTTTATTTCCAATCCTCTTAATGGCCCAATCTATCAATGGTCCCCGACCAGCGGCAATCCTGTAGCTACGCCAATTGTGAACGCGCCTTCCGTGAATCAGGGCATGTTTGTTGCTATGCCACAGCGTCAAATCATTGCTTATGGGTCAACAACAAATGGCATCATTGATCCGCTCCTGATCCGCTGGTGTGATGTCAATGATTATGATCAGTGGATTCCATCCATTACAAATCAGGCTGGCAGCTATCGCATCCCTAAAGGATCGCGCATCGTTCAAGGCATTCAAGCTGGTCAGCAAGGCTTGATTTGGACTGATCTTGCTTGCTGGGCCATGCAATATGCTGGTCCTCCATATGTCTATCAATTCAACGAACTTGGCACGGGTTGCGGCCTGATTGGTCGCAAAGCCGCTGGGTCTATGTCTGGTACTGTATATTGGATGGGTCAGAGCCAATTCTATCGCTTGTCTGGCAATGGCATAGAGCCGATCCGCTGCCCTGTCTGGGATGTTATTTTCCAAGACTTGGACACCGACAACCTTGATAAGATCAGGTTTGCTGCCAACAGCCGCTTTGGTGAAGTAACTTGGTATTACCCGACCAACAGCAATGGCGGGGAAATCAACGCCTATGTGAAATACAATGTAGTTTTGGACCAATGGGATTTTGGTGAGAATACCGCTCAAAACCCTTATGTAGCCCGCACTGCATGGATCAATGAATCGGTTCTGGGGCCACCGATTGGCGCTGGCACGAACACATATCTCTATCAGCATGAGACATCTACTGATGCTGATGGGGCACCTATGTATTCGTCTTTCCAGACGGGCTATTTTGTCATCACAGAAGCTGACAATAAAATGTTCGTGGACCAAGTTTGGCCCGACATGAAATGGGGCTATTACGGTGGCGTGCAAAACGCGAACCTAAAGTTAAGCTTCTATGTCACAGACTTTGCTGGTCAAACGCCGATTACATACGGCCCTTATAATCTGACACAGAACACGACCTACATCACCCCACGCTTCAGAGGCCGCTTGGTCTCCATTAAGATGGAAAGCGAAGACATTGGGTCGTTCTGGCGTCTTGGAAATACGCGCTACCGCTTTCAACCCGATGGAAAATTCTGATGACAGCCTCTCTTGGTGACATTCTCACTACTCAAAAGAACGGCGTTGTCGCAGTTAATAACTTAGCGCAATCCAATTTGCGTGGTCAGGGAACTGTAACATCTGCGACCGTCACAGGTAGTACGGTAGTTTTTAATGGTGCGGGTTATTTGGTGAAATACACAGTTGTTGTGGCAGGAAGCGCCAGCGGTTTAATCAATAATGCTTCATCTACAGTTGCTCCTGCGGCAACAAATGCTCTTTGCGCGACACCCAATACGGTTGGTATTTACCCTGTAGGAATGGTATTTACGAACGGCCTTACTATTGTGCCGGGGACGAGTCAGTCCATCAACGTCACCTATACTCCGGGGTAAGATATGCCACTGAAAAAAGGCTCCTCTCAGAAGACTGCCAGCTCCAACATCAGTGAGCTAATCCACACAGGACGCCCGCAAAAGCAGGCGGTGGCTATCGCGCTTAAAACAGCTCGTGAACAACGCGCTTACGGCGGTTCATCATTTTTTGGCGGTCCCGGTCAGGGCAATACGGAGAAGATTCATGTCGGG